CCTGCTGAGCAGGCGCGTACATCCTACACCCCAGGAGAGAACCTCCCTCCATATCTGTAGGACACATGGACTACCATGATCTGCGTCCGGCTGGTAAGGGCCACCAAGTACCTTCATAATATGAAGGTCCCCAGTACCCTAATTGAACCAGGGCTAGTGTTCGAGGGATAGCTTTGAAAACAGGACGAGCTAATCGCTCTGCCTTTGCAACCCGAACGGATTCGTAATATGCCTTCATTTCCTCCATACGTGCGATGGAACGGTACCGATAGGTCCATTCCTCGAACAATTTGGAGTGCATGCGAAGCATATTCTCAGCTGCCTTTCTGTCCCAGTCTAGTAGACCGGGGTCAAAAGCAGAGTTCGTTACGGCGCCTAAAGCATCCTCTCGGATATTCTCCTTGAAGACACCCCGGCTGAGTCCAGTAATTAACATCGTGAGCCGATAGTTTATCAGCTTAGATGAGAATTCCTTGACCCGGTCGTCCGCCTTCTGGACCAGATCGTAATACACCCACAGAGCGGGAGAAAACACAACAAAAGGGAACGAGATCATCCCCCATAGGTCAGACCCGAAAAGAGTAACTTTTCCCCAGAAACGGGAGATTAGTTGCTTCTTCAGATCCTCCCCTGACGGGGGTGGGGTCTGAGACTGGGAAATTGTTCGGTATAGAATACTGATCAATTCGTCCAGCTTCATCGCCGCAGGGTTTGGAAATAACTTAGTCCAGACAGCCTTAAAATAAGGCCCACTGGCACAAGTCCATAAACCCCCTGTAGGTCCAAAGACCGAAGAAAGGATCACTTTCTGGTGACGAGCCAACCACTTATGTGGACGGATCATCTTCAGGAAGCGAACCAGATCTCCAACAACGTGTGTGGAAAAGATGAAACCTCGTTTCAAGGAATCTTGAACGAGTGTCAGCATCATGCGTGGGTTACGAATCGAAGCCAGGATAAGACCCGGGCTCATGGGTGAAATATCGCCCAAGAGAGGATCCATCCATCTCTTAGCGAATTCAAGAGTCCCCGATTTCATCTCGAAAGATTTTCCGAGGTTGCTCTCAAGGCCCATAGAGCCCATAAGAGCCAAGTATGATTTCGCCACCGCTTCATCTGCAATGATGATATCATCACCGAGAATAGCATAATGGTTGAACCAACCTGAGACGCCGACGCGCTGTGCCGCAATCTGCACCAGTAAATGGTGTGAGAGAGCAAGCATGGCCCATGAGGAGAGAGCTCCTATGGGTTGACCAACTGCATAAAATACGGGCACTCGATCGAGGTACCAAGGCCGCACCACTAGAAGTGATGCCCAGTTTACAGCCCAAGAGACCCCAAGGGATCTCAGGACTTGTACCTGGAAGGCAACGGGGAGTCGATCTGTTGCTGCTGAGAGATCATAGGAGTACACTGGAGCTCCTGAGGCACGAACGTAAGCTAATAAGCGGAGGACAGGACCTTCTTGGTTGAAGGTTCCATCCTCAGGGATAGAGCGTAGGATATCAAAGATTGCATCATGGAGGGGTTTCAGGAGAACCTGAGTCCACCAATCTGTAATCGCAACAACCCGAACTTTACCCCGCGCTTCAAATAGCTTAACGAGACGGCCCAGGAATCGAGGGTACTTCCCTTTCATCAGTAATAAAGGAGCTAAAGGGAGAGTTCCAAACACCGTGATAAAGTTCCAGATGATGAGTACCCATGCTCTTTGGGAGATTGCCACAGCTAACCAGTGATACCACACAAGTGGATCACGAAGGAAAGCTAAGGCATCTAGTCCACAAGACCAGGTCGATCGTCTGAAATTCGGACCGGCGCTCTCGGACAAATATGTCCAAGAAACCCGACCGATAACGAGTGCTTTTGGTAGGAACCCGATAGCCTGACTCACTTCCCACGCGGAAAGTGTAGCACCTAATCCCGAGAAAGGAGATGTAATAGTCTCCAGTTTAAGGATAGGTGCACAGCCAACTACCCGATAGACAGAGAGAACGCTAAGTGTCACCCGAATTACCCGAAGAGCATACGCATGTTCTTCGCCTCGCAAGAGGTGGAAGATATTACGTAATGCTCTTGGAAGTAACATGGGAAGACCTGAGCGGGTCACTCGAAC